ACTGTGAGCTTGTTCCGTGTGGCCGAACTGACCAATATCCCTGTTTTGACATTATTGCAGGGATTTACAGGCCAAGGCAACGGTGTAAATCTCAATATTTCGTTGGCATACTACTTGAATCTCATACGTGATCGAGCAACATTGCTGGGCGTGGGCGTAGCAGTGACACCCAATTTTTATCCTGCACAAGCGGTGTTGCAATGAGTCACTGGGCACAGGGCAAATACGAAGTTCAAAACGCAGCCAAATATGTGGGCAACGGTATTCCCAGATATCGTTCAGGCTGGGAGCTCAGCTTCATGAGATTTTGTGACAGCAATGACCATATTCTGCAATGGGCCAGCGAAAGCATCGCCATTCCATACCGCAATCCTGTCACAGGAAAGATGTCACGGTACATTCCGGATTTCTTGGTAAGCTACAGAACCAAAGACAACACCATGCGTGCCGAGTTGATTGAGATCAAACCCAAAAAGCAAAGTGTGGTTGAAAGCAAGATGACCAGTCGGGACCGCGCAGTAGTAGCAGTGAACTATGCCAAGTGGGACCAAGCAATGAAATGGTGCAAACACAATGGTCTCAGTTTCAGAGTTATCACTGAATTAGACATGTTCCATAACGGTAGATCTAAATAAGCCATGCAGTGCAGCCACTAAATATGGCATGACCAAAAAACTCGAAGAGTTGTTCGACTTACCACCCACTGAAGAAGATCCTCCGCCTGCTGTACTGCCAGCAGAAACCACACGTCAAACTCTGGCTGCACTGGATGACAGCATAGACAAAATCAATGCTGCATTGCCCGCTGTGCGAGGCCTAGAAAGTTCTGACCAAGAAATGGACGAGCTGTCCGACTTGGCCCAACACAGCTATAAAGATCTCATGGACCTGGGCATGCAAGTGGATTCAAGATTTGCTGCTGAGATATTTTCAGTGGCCAGCAACATGTTGGGCCATGCTATCACAGCTAAAACAGCCAAACTGGACAAAAAACTCAAGATGATTGACCTGCAACTGAAGAAGATGCGCCTGGATCAAAATGTCAAGACAGAAGATCCTGCAGGTGGTGCAATGGAAACGGCCCAGGGTATGGTGCTGAGCCGCAATGATTTACTGGAACGATTGTTGCGCGGTAAAGACCAAAACACTCAAAAAGAATAAATATACCATAGGACACTCATATGAAACCATTTGCAAAATACCTAACTGAAAGCGAAAAAACCTACAACTATCGGATCAAGATGGTAGGTGATGTGCCTTCAATGTTCGTCAAAGAGCTGGAAGGCAAACTGGCACAGTTTGATGTGGTCAAGATGTCAAAGATCAAGACTGCACCAGTGCGCAAAGAGATCCCAGACTTTCCGGCGTTCCCCAATCAGCCCATGAGCATCGTGGATGTGGAGTTTCGTTATCCTGCTATTGAACCACAGATCAAACAGCTGGCACAACTACTGGGCATGGATCCCAACAGGATCGTCATGAACACCGTACCATACGAAGACAGCATGAATGACGAAAGCCGCAAGATTGGCAGCGAAAATAAGGATCTGTTGGACAAGCCAGACTATCCTGCACCTGATGCAGAACAACGAGCACTCAGCAAAGACTATGCCACAGGTCCATATGATCATGCGGTATTGAAAAATGCCTATCGTTCAAACTTCACCATCGCTGGCAACAAAACACCGCCAGCCAAAACCACAAATGAGTTGCCAATGGGAAACAAAAGCCCAATGACCAACGTCAAGCGTCCGCCCAAGCCAGCCACTGGCGCCAACCCAAGAGGATAATATCAAATGAGTTTTTTTTACGACCTGAACAAAAAATTAGACAGCATCCGTGCCATGCCTGAAGTGACACATCAGCAGCTGAACGAGCGTGATCTGGGCAAGCACAACAATGCTAACACTGGGTTTGCTGCATTGGCCAAGAAAACTAATCCTCGAATTGCCGGTGCACAGCTGGCACACATGCGTGAAAAAGGCCAAGTGGAGGAAGACCGACCAGTTGATGAGCCAGTGTCTAAGTCCAGCGCAGCCAACCGCAGTTCGTCTAAGAAATATGATCCAAACATACCCGGTTCCGGTATCATAGTAGGCCCAGACAACGGCCCTCCGCCCAAGAAAACTGACGACAACAGATTGTACAAAGATTCTGTGCCCGTGGATGAGCCAGTTAAAAAAACAACCAATGAAGGTGGTGTTGTTGATCCGGTTGGTGAAATACGTCCTGGCCAACGCACGCCAGTTAGACCCTCCTACAAACCAGAAGTAAAACGAATTACACCCTTACCAAAGCCTTCGGGGGCCGTGGATGATGATGAGATAGACGAAAGTGCATTACAAGCTGCTTTTGGCATGAAGAAATACGGCGAACCAGGAATGAAAGAACTACAGCGACTAGGCCGAATTGGTGCCAGCGAAAAAACCAAGGCTGCGGCTCGCAAGAAGTACAATCAGTATGATGAAAGCATGACCGACGAAGGCAATGCGTTCTCGGGTGCAGTGGTCCGAGCCAAGCGTGATGGTATCCAACCTGGTGAAAAAATCCGTGTGGGTGGAAAAGAATATCCTGTTCAAGAACAAGGCATGGGCATGCCTGCCAGAAAAAAATCATTTGCTGACAACGTGGCCAGCGCCAAGAAAGAAGTTGATGAGATGTTGGGACAAGTGGCAGCTGATGCCATGAAAAAAGCCATCGGCAGCGGCCGTGGTCGCAATGCCGAAATGGATGAAGCATCTGACTGGTCACAGCTACACAAACCGTTCAAAGCAGGTGACTTTGACGACACGCCTACTCGCCGCAGAAGCAGCAGCGGTGGTGAGATCGATACCGGCACACCAGGCGTCACACGCCATCGTCCAGTAAAAGGCAACTACAGCGGTGCTGCCCACAGTGGCGAAGAGCGTCGCGCCAACCAACAGGCCGATGCTGCTGATGAGCGAGCTGCCCGTGCTGGCCGTCGTCCAGTTGGTGCCGGAAATGGCACAAAGATTGGTGCCAAAATCAATCGCGGCACAAGCAAGCTGATGACCCGCGAAGGCGACCAGGATCCAGCAGATCAAGGTGAATACGATCGCGAAGGCGAAATGGGTCGCAATGAAATCCACACCATGATGCGCAATGCCAAACAACTGGAAAAGATGTTGGGCAACGACGACGACTTGCCAGAATGGGTACAGAAAAAACTCAGCTTGGCCAGCGATTACATGCAGACCATTGCTGACTACTTGGCCAGCGAAAAAGAAACTGATGCTGAAGACCAGACGGGTCGTGAAGTAGAAGTGGAACTGGCTGAGAAAAAAGCGCCTGGCAAGAAAGCCAAAGCAGCCAAGCCCGACTTCATTGACGCCGACGGCGACGGCGACAAAACAGAGCCAATGAAAAAAGCTGTTGCTGACAAAAAGAAAAAACCCTTTGCCAAGAAGGAAGAAGAAGTTGAAGAATCTACCACTTCAGGTTCTGTGGCCACAGCATCCACATCAGGCAAAGCCAGCAAAGGCGGCTTTACTTTTGGCAAAGCCAGCAAAGGCGGCATGAGCTTTGGCAAAGGCATCTACGACAGCATTGATCGTGCAGTTGAACGTCAGATCAACGAAAGCATGAACATCAGCATGAACATGAGCAACGATGAACATGGCGGACCACGCCAGACACTCACAATCACTGCCACAGATGAAGATGCAAGCCAACTAGCAACACTGTTGAAGATGGCCGGCATGGGCGTTTCTACTGCTGACGGGGACTATACTGCCCTTATGCCACACAGTGGTGAAGAAGTATGCTCCGGTTGCGGTATGGCCGACTGCGGCTGCGGCGACATGGAACAGATGGATGAGTCTCATGATCATGCTCATGTGTGCCCAGCATGCGGTGAAGATCCATGCTGCTGTGACAGTGAAGAGATGGACGAAGATCGTTGGGGTGCAGAACAACCACCTAAATTACCTTATGACATGACGGTTACCGCTCCTGGCGGAGTTGATGTAAAGAAATCTGGCAGCGATTGGGTTTATAAATCCAACGAACCCGGTGGCCGAATCACTGCAACAATTCCGGCAAAATCCGCAAACAAAATGTTTCCTATGCTTAATATGGACGAAGCATATGGCGACACCGATGCGTCAGAAAATAGTCCAGACTACCCCACAGACGAAGTGGGAACAGCCGATGAGGGAATGTATAGCGGTGGATTGAATGGGCCTAATCCAACTGGCCAGACCACCACTCCTGTGAATGCTGCTCAGAAAGATCGCCTAGGATACAACGGGCTCAGAGAAGATGAAGAAAATAGCGCGAATGGCCGAGATGTAGAAAAAATATTGACGGCTATTAAAAAACTTTTGTTACCTAATCCTAATGACCCATTAGGACGTGAGAAAAAACCTGAAGGGCAAACAAACACCTCGCCGCCGGCGAATGATAAAAAAGATGACTCCGGTGAAATGTCAAAATTACTCAAGATGTTGTCTAAAGAATAACTTATCATGACCACACAATATCA